GCCATCGTCACCGCCGAGATTCAGGCGCCGATTCTGTGGCCACAGCTCATACGATTCTGCGGGTGATCCGTAATACAGAAATCCGAGCCGGCTGCCGTCCACAAACAACATCCAATTCTTTTCGCGCTCGAAGTTGTGTGGACTGACCAAGAACTCTAGCTCTTGCACCGGCACATTACTCGCAAGCCTGCATAACGCCATCGTGTTACGGCAGCGCGGCCCGTGAAAGCAAGCCGAGGCCAGGTACCACCAACTGTCGCGCCACCAAAAGAGACGCGCATCTTCAAGGCCATCACGCGCCGGCACTCGCTGCGAGCGCACGATGCCCTCGTCAATCTGCCGTGTCTCGCCTTGCGTCAAATCAGGGTTGATGCGAACGAACCAGTTGATGGTATCTGGCCGCGGGCTATTGCCAAACGAGATACCACCCTCGACGCCGAGCTGATAGTTGACCGTGCGGACAATGCACGCCAGATTCCCCGCACCATCTGCGGCGATAGACGGATTGCACGCTGGATATTCGCCCGGTATCTCCAGACGCAACATCCGCACGCCATGCTCGGCAAGTATTATGCGGCCGGGGGCAAATCCGGTGGCGTTTTCTTTGGCGGCTGCGGCGGTTTCTTTGGCTCCGGCTTGGCCGGGGCTTTCTTGTCGAGGCGCTTCTGGAATAGTGCGACGTCGCTTGGCTTTAGCATTCATCAGTCTCCTCACATGTGGATGGTCGATGGCATCGGATTTTCACGCTGTTGCGTGGCCTGCGATACCAGCTCTGGCACCACAGTCAGCACGCGCAGATGCGGAAGCGCGTACCACTCGAGCAGGATATCCACCGGCGTGTTGGCCGGCTTGGTGTACATCTGCAGCGTCGGAATCGCGCGGCGGCGGTGCCACAGCGCGGCGGTGCACAGCGGATACTTGATGTCCCACAGATCCTCGTACTCCTTGCGTGCGGGCTTTCCGTCCACGCAGCAAGAATTGAGATAAACCAGATCGCAGGACTCTGGAATCTGCGCGCGCACCTTCGGCCAGCGTTCGGAGAAGTTATCCGGCAGGATGAAGTCATCCTCAAAGATTACAAACTCTTCGTGACCCTCGCGCCACGCGATCTGCCAAGCGATGTGCCATGACAGAACCAAGCAAGTAGCGCCTCGCGTAACGAAATAGTCGCTGTGCATCGGGATTTCGGACTTGACCTGCATGGTCTTGCCGAAGATGCCATATATAAAATCCAACTCAATGCCATGTTTCGCAGCCTGCGCTCGAGCGTGCTCGGTGCGCTCCGGGGTCTCGGAGAGCGTGATGCAGTAGTACTTCACTCGATGCCCTCCACGCCGCGGTCCTTGCCAAATGCGAACTTGCCCGAGCGGCGCACGACAGAGCGGTGCAGGAAGTGCGCGTCGCAAAACTCGTCCACCGCGCGCGTCACGCCGGGCCACGCCTGGTAGTCGTCCCCGAACAGAATCCCGCCCTGGCGCAGAAGCGGCCAATAGTTTGCAAGGTCCGCCTTGCAATCCTCGTAGTCGTGCGAGCCGTCGATGTAGATCACGTCCGCCACGATATTTTTTTCGGCCACCACCCGCGCCGCGATCGTCGCCGGCAGGGGGAGGGGGGTCACGCGCTCGGTCAGCTCAAGGTGAACCATGTTCGACAGGAACAGCTCGTGCAGCCGTGGGTAGCCCGCGTGCAGCCGCAGCGCCTCGTGCAGCCAGCGATTGTCCCCGTCGTGGCGCGCGTAGTTCTCGTGCGACCCGAGCCAGGTGTCGATGCACAAGAGCCGCGCGTCTAGCCCCAGGCGCTTGCAGATCGCCATCATGTTAGCCGCCGAGCGCCCCTTCCACGAGCCCACCTCGATGATGGTCGTGGGGCGCACCGCCGCCAGGACCTGCTCGAACATCGGGTCATCCGACCCCCAGCCCTGCAGGTCGTGCTCGACTATCTTCGCGCCCGAGTACGGGTCCACCAAAAAGAAATCCCGCCAGTTCATACCACACCTCGAATCTGTCTCTTGACCGATTTTGTCCACGTCGGCGAATACGCACCGCCAATCGTCGCCGCATCGCTCGCAAAGGTCAGCACAAAAGCGTCGGCGACGTCAGGCGATGCTAACCCGCGGCGCTTCATGTCGTCCTTGCTCTCGAGCTTCAGCTTGCCGTTGCTCATGAACGAGTACCGGGGAGAGGATAATTCATTGACCAGCCTTTCGTCACGCGGCAGTTTGCAATCGCGCGCCTCGAGCCATGCCTTGGTCTTACCCCAAAGCTCTGCGCGAAGGTTCGCATACTGCCCCTTGATGGCCGGCGACTCACCGACGTTGATGCCGCGGCAGGGTAGCTTCAGCTCCCGTAATCGATCGACTACACCTGCGCCCAAGCCGATGCTATCAACCAGTATCTCGACCGGGCGATCTTTGGGGTCGGTCGATTCCCATTCGTGCAGCACCGCACCGGATAGGCTCATCAGGTCAAGGTTGCGCCATGTCTTGACCGGCTCGAGCACCACATTCGCCTGCCGCTTGCACAGCGCCGAGGAGTCAGCGCCAAAACGCGCGACGTCCAGACCCCAGAGGATCGGTGCGCCGGGGTTCTGTACCACATCGCGATCGATGGCCGATTGCGCCAGCTCCAACCCGATCAGCGTGTCGTCGTCGGCCAGCGGAAACTCGCCGAGCACGCGCACCCGGTAGGCGTTTGACCCCTCGCCGTAGCGGCTCGCCATCTCCGAGACGTAGTCGCTCGAGACTCTGGGCGAGTCTAGGCAGGAGACGTGCAAGTTTTTCCAATCGCCGGAGAGGCGGTAGAACGTGTCGTAGAAATACCCCTGTGTGCGGGTGGGGTTGCCGAGCAGCAGGGTCGTCGCGTTGTGGCCTGACATCGAGCCACCGGCGGCCTCGAAGACCGCCTCGGAGACACCCGGCGCCTCGTCCACCACCAGCAGCACATACTCGGCGTGGATACCCTGCAGCGCGTCCGGTTGCTCTGCGCGGCTGGTACGAGCCGAGACGAAGGCCTCTTCCGGGCTGGCCTTTAGTTCGATGCGGTCGGACTTGATTTCGATCAGGTCGGCTATGGCGGGGGGTAGCAGCTTGGCCCAACGGCGGCATTCGCCGAAAAGGGCGTCGAAGAGCTGCGAGGCGGTAGGCGCCGTGACCACCACCTTGACCGGGGCGCGGGTGAGCATGAACCACAGCATCGACCATGATGCTGCCGTGGACTTGCCGGTGCCGTGGCCGGAGCGGACGCTGATCTTGCGCTCACCGGCCGCCAGAAGCTCTAGGAGCTCGATCTGCCACGGGTCAGGCTCTACCCCTAGCACCTCCCTTACGAAGGCCACAGGGTTCCTGTAATAGCGCGAAACGAAGTCGTAGAACGGATTTTTCAAGTCATGCCTCCCCGGAGGGGGTTATTCGGCCCCATACGGGGGTCTCTGTGGGGTAGTACGCCAGCGCCGCCCCCGCCACCTGCCACCCCGGGGGGGGGTAAATGCGAATCGTTCTCATTTACGCGGTTATCAACAGGATGATCGAGGTTATCCACAGGTTATCCACTATTTAACATAATGGGTATTATACGAACTGCGATCAGAACCCGTTGATAATCAATGACTTGCGCGCGCGGTGTTTTGCGCTGCGCGTCGAACCGTCGATTATGCGCATGAGCGTGCATAAACCCTCAGTCTAAATGCGAATGATTCTCATTCTCATTCGCTTCTGATGTGTCGCGCGCGGCCGTTTCGCTGCGCGTCGCTGTGTCAGAGGTCAGCTTTTCAGGCTCGATAGCGTTCACCGTCTTCATCAGGTTGCGCACTGCCTCGAGGTGAAGCTGCGTCGTGTCGGTGATCTCGATTTTCTGCTGCACCTTCTCGCCCCACTGTTGCATGTCCAATCTGGACGCAACCCATCGCCTGATATCGCTTGCCACCTTCGCAGCATGAGGATCGATCTGCTCCTGCTCCACCGAGTCAGCCAGCCGCTCAATACGATCAACATGCCACATAGCTCGAGCACGCTTGGCAATCTCGATCTGCTGCTTGCGCTCCTCATCGGCCATCAGGAACTGGTGCATTCGGCCGTAAGGTATCTGCGCCGTCAGCGCGAACTGCACCAGACTGCCGCCGTTGCTGATGTACTCGCACAGCTCAGGCATGAAGGTATCCTTCGCCATCAATGCGATTGCTCGCTCTCGCCGTTCCTTCTTGATCGGAGAACCTGCCATCAATCATCCCTCACATGCACATAGGTGCTGACGTCTTCCCAGTCCATCTGGTAATCGTCAGCCGATACCACGTCAAAGTTAGACCAGGCTCTTCGTCTCGGTGCTGGTTCAGGCTTGACCTTCTTTGCCGGCCTCTCTTTGACCGCTCGGATCTCATCGGCGTAGACCTTACGCCAGACTCTCTCTGCCGTCGTGAACCTGAACCCACAGGTCAGACACTCTCGCCTTCGTCTCGCCTCAGTTGGGAACTGGTAGACCTTCACAACCTCGGTCGCCTTCCCACATTTTGCGCACTTCATCTTTCGGGTAACTCACGCTTGGCCATCTCGAGCCAATCTTCCAGAGGCTGGATGACGACGAATCCCTTATGATCACCTCTTGCGATCACCACCGGCTTGTCCGTTGGCTTGCAGGCTCGCTGGCACTGCTCTAGCCACTCATAGACCGCAATGGACTTTCGACGCTTGACCTCGATCAGAAACTGAGCCAGTCGCACATCTGCGCCACCATCTCGAGCCTGACCTAAGATTCTGGAAGTCTGCCACCCTGTTGACTCGGATATGACCTTGCAGACCTCACGCTCAGTCTCGGCGCCACGTTGTCTTTGTCTTGCTCCCATCTCACCACCTCGCGGATATTCTGGCCAAGTCTACAGCACGGCATAGATCAGCAATCAAGGGCCGCACCCTGCGACGCAGAGACTTGCTCACCTTTCGCTGAACCCGTCGCTTCTCTACGTTTCGCCAATAGTAGGCCTGATGGTACTCAGTCCGCTTCGGGTTAGACCGCCAACCATCAGGCTGCCTTGCCAGATCGACCGCATGACAGATCAGCTCAACCGTCTTACGGAACTCGCTGGTCTTGGCCACCATGTCAGTGATGTCGGCGACAGAGTGCCCTTTCTTTCGGTGAGCTTCCTTGTGCCAGCGATGCGGCTGACCGCCCGTGTTCTCGACCCCACAGATTGGACAATTCTTTCTCACCACTCAAACTCCTGCCGACGTCGCTTCGGCGTATCGTACTTGGCCTCCTCGGCAGCCTCAGCCGCCTTCTCGAAGGTGTCGAAGGTGCCAAGGTTGATCGGTATGACCGTGCCATCCCGGCCACGTCGCCAGAGCACATGTTCAGTCTTGCCGTTGACCGTCTGGCTCCGTATCGAGAACCGACGGCACTTGGACGTCATACCCCAGAAGGCGGAGTCTTCCCACTCGAGCGGCCCGAGCAACTTCATTGCGTCCTGTTTCATTCCGCCCACCCCGGCCGCTGACCAACCTCGCCAGCCTCGTCTTGGTAATGGACGAGCTTTGCACCGAAGTGCTGCTGGAAGGTGCGCATCAGCGCCAACCCCTCCTCGCCCATGCCAGCGACCATACGCTTGGCCATTGGCGTATCTGCAACATGTTGCACCAAAACAACACCCTGCCCTTTGTCTGTCTTGTACTTCATACCAACCTCATGTCTGTCTCTCTGTCCGAAGGTCATGTCCGAATGTCCGAGTCCTAAAGGACTCTCGGACATTTTCGGACATAAATGACCCGCCGAAAATGTCCGGTTCGGACGTTTTCGGACATTTTCGGACATCACGGTTCACCTAGCATGGAACCACCCACAGTGGCCTTCAAGAAGGGTGACAGCATCAGTTTTTCGACCGCATCGTGGACAGACTGCCGCGGCACCCCACACTCGCGACCGATCTGGCGGATCTCCTCGACCGTCCAAACGAGCGGCGTCTCGGACTTCTTCTGGCGCTCCCTGAGCGCAAACAGGATCGTCCGCTGCGCCTTGCCTTGGGGCGAGTGAACCGCGGCCGCCTTGGTCGGAGCGTTCGTCTCCCTCATCACCAGCGACTTGACCGCCTCGCCGTACTTGTCCACCCGGCCAAGGTCAACCTCGACCGCCTCGAAGGCAAGCGGCTGCATGCTGGCCGTGTCCTTGAACCGCTCGCGGGTGACCGTCACCACCATCGCCTGCGCATCCGGCCGCTCGACGATGTACTCAGCATCCGGGTTGGCCATAAGCGCACTGGCGCCTCTCGGCCGCTTGGCATCGCCGTGGCCGCTGTGCGCCACCAGCAGCACCGTCGAGCAGTACCGCTCACGGACACCGACCGTGAGCTTCGAGAGATACTCGGCCACCTCTTGGTTGCTGTTCTCATCAAGCCCTGCCGAGAACTTGCTGAAGGTATCGACGATCACGAGCGCTGGCCGAATGCCAGCCTCCTCAATAGCCTGCTGCAGCCCCGCCATCTCTTCTTCGGCGTTCAGGTTCGCCACCGACTCGAGCGCCAGCAGTTGCAGATCTTGCAGCTCTTGGCCTTGGCCGTGCTGCTGCATCCACGCCTCGGCGCGACGGCCTAGGCCAGCACCTTCGCCGGACAGCACCACAACCGCGTTCCCTGCGCAGGCGATCTTCATGCCCCAATCGAGTGCGATGAAAGACTTAAAGCTGGCGCGCGGCCCTGCGAGCACGGCGAGCACATTGGCCTCGATGACGTTGTGGATCAACCACGTCGCCTCGCGCCGCTCGCTCACGATCTCGCCAATGGGCCGAAGCGTGAGACGGCGTCGAACGGGCGACGCTTGTCCTGACGTCGTGTGCACATCCGGCACTTCAGGCTCTAACACCCGCATCATGCCTTGCGCCTCGGGCACATCATCGTAGGACACCTGCGGTTCTTCACGCTTCGGCGGCCCTAGGCGCACCGCCTCTGGCACCGAAACCCAACCGCCGCCCTTGGCCGCATTGAACAGGCTGCCGAGCGTCACGCCCTTGCCGCGATCGAGATGAAAGCTCTGCCAGCGGTACTCAATATCGGCGCGCCCGGCGTAGTTGTCCGGCAGGCTGCCGGTGATGCCGCCACTCGCCCACGCATCCCACAGCTCGAGGCCATCGTCAGCGCCGCCGCTTGCGTAGTGCAGCGCCATGCCGACCATGAGCCACGCGTCGTATGGGCTAGGGTCGATGTAGGCCAGCGCCTCAGTGATGCGCGGCAGCTCGCGCTGGAAGTCCTGACTGGTGCCGGGCTTCGCCGGCATCTTGGCCGCCACCTCTGCCGGCAGCTCGAGATCCATGCGCCGCTCGTCGATCAACCCCGCGGGTAGCGAGCGGATATCGTTCAACGGGCCGCCTTGGCCGTAGTGCAGCGGCCACCAGATGATGTATCCGCCCTCGGCGCGGATGTCGAGGCCTTGCCGCTTAACCTTGCCGAGCGTGACGGACACACCGCCACGGATCTTGACACCGTGCGGCAGGCTGAAGATGTAGTGCCGGCCGCCGCTACCGCCGCCGGTCTGGTGGACTCGCGTACCAGTTAGAGCGGCTTGATTCTCTGCCAGCCATTCTTGAGCCATTGCATCAGCCGAGCGAGTATCGAAGTCGATGACGGCGAGGTTGGTGCGGCTGCCGGTTGGAACCCCAACGAGTGCGTCAGGGTGACTGGCCCAGAATCGACGTATCTGGGCTTCGTCTTGCGTGGCGTCTTTGAATCCGTTTTTGGTGAGTGGGCTTTTGGCTTTGAGCGTGCGCCCTTCTGCGTCTTTTTCATCGTTCCTCCTGCATGGGAATACGGGGTATTTCTTGGCCAGATCGAGGATCTTCTCGACCGGCACGATAGCGGTTAGGTCTGGTTTGCTCATACTCCACACATCCCTTCACATTCGTTGTTAAACATGTCTACTTGTCCGTGGTCTGCCGCCGTCGATAAGTCTACATCTGCGAGCGGCTTGCATGAGCGGTGCATGAACTGCTGGCCGCGTATCCCCGGCTGCTGGCGTATAGCCGCGTCTATTTCTAGCGCATCAGCCCATGATACTTGGTCAGCTTTGATCAGCCGCCACTCGTGGTCGTTATGGAATGGGCAGCCAATGCAGCTGGACTTTGGCGGCAGCGGGTAGCCCTTGCGCTCCATCCAGCGAAGGCAGTCGTTGCGGCTCATGCTCTTTTCGATCAGCGGCCATCGGTGAACCTTCCACGCTTCTTGGCTTGGCTTCATCCTAAGCGCCTCGTCTATGCTAATGCCAATCAGCATTTCACAAAGAATGCCCTTGGCGCGCTGTCGTGGCGCAAGGCCAATCAAC